CTAATAGTGTCTTAAATGGCTGATTCGGCAATGTTGGCTTCTGAACTATTGTTTCGCCTTCTTTGACCGTCATGGTTTCTGGCACTAACGCCTTGAGAACTGCCCTTCCTTGCGGGAAGGATTGCAGTCTTGCAAGTGCATTGTTATTGATAGTCCCATCAGCATTTTGCAACTGACCAGCCAACTCATTAGCCACAGCCACAAGGCCACGCTCTTGCATACCTAATCCACGCTGAGTCAAGTAATCTTGAGTCTTGAGTTCATTCAATTGCTGATTTTGAGCCTGTTCCCTCGCCTTCATCATCTCATTACGCAAAAGGAAAGCGGCTTCTTGGTCACCGACTTGCAATGCGGCTTGAATACCTCTTGCATAAGAGTCAGGATTGGCAGGGTCAATCATGCCAAGGATTTGCTGACGTTGTGTAATCTTTTGCAACTGTGGGTCAACACCACCCAATGCGCCAGCAATTCCACCACCCAACTGATAGCCAGCCTGACGCATATTGATAGCGGCTTGCTGGAATGGGTCTAGCTGAACTTCATTAGCCGCACGTTGGCGAAACTGAGCCATTTGATTGGCCTGATACTGCTCAGGAGATGCAAAGAGTCCTAAGATTTCACTGGTTGCCATTCTTTTCCCCTTTACGCAACTTGAACAAGTTGACCGTTGATGATTTGATACTTAGGTGCAGATGATGGTGTTGTTTGAACGCCAAACACATTATTCAAGGCACTACCTACTGCTGGATTCTGAGCAAAACCAGACAACAAGTTACCAGATGCAGAGTAGGCATTTGCTGGAGCCATAGTAGCGGCGGCTTGTGTAATTCCTTGTGCTGTTAACGCACCAGAACGACCAGCCGCAGAACTAACCCTTCCACCTATTTCCATACCCAAATTCATTGGTGCTTGTGCAAGTTCCTCAAGTCCAATTGATGTGTTCATTGCTGTGGTGAATGGAGAGTAGGCCGCAGTCTGACCAGCGTAGTACTTGTTCTGCAAGCCAGCACCAGTATCAAACAGACCAGCACCAAACTGGATACGTTGTTGAGCCGCTTGGTCAGCTTGTGCCGCCAAAGCCAAATTGCTTTGAGCCAAAGAGTTGTAGTAAGCCGCCATCTCAGGACTTGTAGCCATCAGGTTACCGCCTTGAGCCGTAGCCGCACCACCACGACCTTGCTGGAACAACTTGTTCTGCAACAACGCTAACTGATTCTCTTGTGTAGGTGCAAGCAAAGCCTGTTGCTTGGTGATGTAGTCTTGTGCGGCCTCCTCTGGAGACTTGGCAAGATAACCTTGACCCAAGCCAAACAGACTTTGAGATGCACCAGCCAAGGGAAGGTAAGCCAATGGAGCCAACTCAGCATCACGCAAACCTTGTGTCGCCAAGGCAGACAGACGATCTTGGTAGCCACGAATCTCAGGACTTGCGGCATAACCAGCACCAATGACATTACCTTGTGCATCAGTAGTGAATGATGACTGACCAAATCGAGTGGTTACACCAACAGGGCGAAACTTAGCGGCATCAGCCGCAATCTGAGCCGCACGAACTTGAGCATCAGCTTGTGTTTGCGCCGCTTGTTGAGCTTGCTCTGCCTGTTTGGTAGCGCCAGCACTACTCAACAAAGATTGAACACCAGCAACACCAAGTTTTCCAATAGTGTCTGGAGTTAGTCCAGTAAAGCTAGAAATAGAAGATACAACGCTAGGAATCAATCCTTGTGAAGCTACAGCAGTAGACAATTCAGCGGCAGGGACAGCGGCATAGTTTCCAGCAAGTGCAGTTGTTCCAGTAGTAGCTGTGCCACCAAACAAACCACCACCTTGGAATGCTGTAGGTGAAACAGCCTGAACAGCGCCAGCCGTTAAGCCTGAAATCGCACCAGTAGTTAAAGCAGTTCCCAAAGAGTCCCCTGAGACTAGACTTGCTCCAGTACCTAAAGCCGCCGCACCAACTACAGCCGCAGTTGCCGCACTAGCACCAAGGGCAGAGCCAATAGCGGGGGCTAGTGGTGGAAAGACAACAGCCGCAACAGCCGCAATCGGCTTGATGTTTTTCTTTAACCAATTACCAAGTTTTTTCAGTCCCATATCACGCTCCTAACTCGCCAGAGGCAAGCATTTCTTTAACCATCTCACCAGCGGCAACAAAGACACCAACAACTTGATAGTCAATGTCTCCAGTAAAGTCTGCTTCTTCAGCCAAACCACTATCGACAACGGCTTGCAAGAATTGAGGATAGGCAGATTTATCTTTCAAGACTGCTTGCGCTAATTCACCAAGACGCACGAAGATATTAGGGTCTAATCCTTCTTCAAGGATAGACTCCTTCACCATCTGCTTAACTTGCGCTACTTCTTGTGCTGTTGCCATTGTTCTTCTCCTTAAATAGTGCCGTTAGCAACTACGTTGCCCAACACAGTCAAATTACCACTGGAATCAATCTTTGCGACAGCAGTAGATGAGTTGTAGATATACAAGACGTTAGATGTCTCTACAAACGAGAAGTTCGTAAAAGTACCATCAGCCTTTGACGCAATAGCGGTCTGGATGTTGGTGAACTCAGTATCAATCTCAGTACCCTTGACAACCTTACCAGCGTTGCCAGAAGCTAAAGAGTCTTTAGCCGCAAAGTTAGTGGTCTTTGTGTAATTCATGTTATTTCCTTAAACCATTTTTCCATCTTTGGCTTGAATCTCAATCTTCTGGATGCTAATCGGCGCACCGTTGATCTGAACTTCATAACCAGTTTGCACAACCTTACCAAAGCCTGATGCTTGACCCACCAATGTACTCAACTGAATGCCAGCAGAGTAGTAAGCCACTGGTGAACCATTAGCACCATACTCAGCAATTCCATACTCAGCCACCGTAGTCACTGGAATATTCAATGTTGTCGAGTAATACTGACCAGAGAAGTCGTAACCCCACTTGATGACAAAGCCTTGGTTAGAACCACCAATCACCACAACTGAAATCTTCTTGACGATAGATGTGATGCTGATGTTGCCAAGGTCAGCATAGTTGGTGAAGTACTGCATACGGTAGCTACTGGCATGGTCAAGGTAAGTACCATACTTACCAACATAGCCGTTCTTACCAATCAGCAAGTCACCATTGCGCTTGGAATAGAAACTAGTAGGCTCAATAGAGTCCCAAGTCGTTACCCTTGCAGAACCATCTTGCAGTTGTGCCTTAGTGTCGAATACATACGTCACCTTGGTAACTGGCAAGTTCAGCAAGTAGAAGCCATTGGATTCTGAGTAAACACCCTTGACGTTACCCAAGACTTCAGAATAGACGTTAGTCATCAAGTCATTTCGTACATTCTTAGACAAGTCACGCAATGGTGCTGACTTCTCCTGAATGGTACGCAACAGGCTACGAACACCACTGTTAGACAAGAAGATGATGTCTGAACCAGTTGTAGCAATTGAATCCCTAGACAAGCATCCAATGTCTCCAATGGTGTCACTCAACGCCATAGTGGATGGAGTTGTTGCACCTGAGTAGATTAAGATTTGACGCTTGCCAAAGATGATGAGAAAGCCGTTATGGGCAGAAAGTCCCATGATCTGATCTGAACCATTAGGCCAAACCTTAGACACATCCAATGTGCCTGAAGTGCCGCCAGTCCAAACATGACCAGCCAACAAGTCAGAGAATGTAATGGTCACGTTGTCAGTTGTAGTCTCAGCAACCCACAAACGACCAAAAGAGGAGGTAACGACATTGGCAGATGGAACAGTACCAGCGTAACCAGTCTTCTCTGAAACTCTGCGGAATGTCGTAGTGCTAACAGCAGGGTCATAAATCAAAGGAGTATGACCCGACTGGAAGAAGTATGTGATGCCATTCAATGATGCACACTGCCAGTTACTAGCTGTGATGGTAGGTGCAGTACCACCCCCCCCATAGGTCAACTCAACAACGGCATTAGAACCATCCAACTTGAATAGTTTGTTGTTGCCAGCAAAGAGGGTAGTCAACGTGCCATCAACTTGCACTAACTCATGAATCACACCAATGTTGTTTGCGCCAAGGTTTCCAGATGAGGAGTTAACTCGTGACCAACCTTTGCGTGAACCAATACGACCATACTGGTCAATCACACAGTT